GAATGCACTTGCGTATTCTGCTCGTAATGAAGAATCATATATTAGTAAGCATATTGCTGATATGATGATGCAGATAGATAATCTTATTATAGTTGATAGTATTAAAGATCATTTGAGAGTTGAAGATGAGTGAAGTTCCTGAGTATTATCAAGATAATATGCTAGCCTCAACGGTAGCACAATTTCCTAGTGGGACAATGTTCCATGCTTTTTCGACACCGATATACGCAACTAGGATTAAAGATAATCTTGATGAAATTCAAACAGAACTTGGTAGATCTTATAGGAAGACTACTTTTACATATAAAGAAGAGTTTGGGATGACACATCAGTTGTCAGATACTACTTTTTCTGGTAATGTTATAGTTGAACATGGATTGACACTGTTTGAACAGGCAATCCATTTTCATCTTTGTAATTACATGACAGGGATAAAATTTCCTCAAGATGGAGGTAGGAGTAGTAAGACTAAAATAGAGGATGTAAATTATACAATCTCACAATCTTGGTGGTCTAAATTTGGACATAGAGATTATGCTCATGTACATAATCATGGTAATAGTGATGTATCTGGAGTGTACTATTTCAAAGCACCATCTAGTGAAGAGATAGCATCTTTTGACACTCCTTGGGGTACTCAACCAGAAGGAAATATATATTTTAGTTCACCTGCACCTTCTTCAGTAACATCATTTGTTTATGCTCATTATGCATTTAAGCAAAGTATGTTAGCAGAAGTGGGTAAAATGGTATTATTCCCTGCTTACTTAGATCATGGTGTAACAACTAATGAAACAAAAGAAGATAGGGTAAGTTTAGCATTTAACATTAATTTTGATAGAGCATGACTAAAACAACTGACTTAGTGTCTGAGATTGAAGGGTTAACTGTATTACTTGGTGGAACCCTAACAACATCTACTACATATGATAGTACTGGTAGAACATCTAAAAAGATTACTATCGAGTATGATATAAAACAAGAAAAGAAAAATGGTTAGTTTAAAACGAACATTCCATGCATTGAAGGAATGGGATAAAAGATGGGCATTTAAGTTCCAAGGTAAGTTTGGACTATCTAACTATCAAATGTTTTGTGCTTGCTTTGCAAAAGGATTTATTATTGGTGCTATTCTATTATGAAAAATTATACAGAAGATAAAAGAAAACTGAAAGATCTGTTAAGAGCTTATGCTTATCGTAAAGGTGAGTTTAAACTTTCTTCAGGTCGTACAAGTGAACACTATATTAATTGCAAACCTGTTATTTTAAGAGGTGATGGATTAACTTTAGCTTCTAATTTATTATTAGAAAAGATACATCTTGCTTCTAATTGTGTAGCTGGACTTACTTTAGGTGCAGATCCATTAGTTAGTGGTGTTGTTATGGCATCTCATAGATTTTGGGATGAGAGTGCATTTAAGTTTGGGGTTCCTGGTGGTATAATAGTTCGTAAGAAACCTAAAGGGCATGGAACTGGAGCATGGTTAGAAGGACCACTTCCACCTCAAGGAAATGTGGTAACAATATTAGAAGATGTTATTACTACTGCAAAGTCTGCTATATTTGCTGCTGAAAAAATTCGTGATGCTGGATATTTTGTAGACCATATAGTTTGTATCGTAGATAGGCAAGAAGAAGGTGAGGCAGATAAAGCATGTAAAGATGCTAATATAAGATTAACAAGTATATTCAAATTAGATGATATTGTTCCTATGTTTGATGACTCTTTTAAATCAAATGACCATGAGCATATGAGTCTTAACATGGCTAAATAGACATGTAGCAAAGGTATGATTATTCGTGGCAACTAAGAAGATATCACAGTTAGAAACAATATCAGACTCCAATCTATCGGGTGAAGCAATTTTACCTGTTGTTGTATCTGACCCATTGATTCCTAACAGGAAAGCAAAAGTAAATCAACTATTTAAAGGTGTAGCACAAGGAACCAAAGCGGAACCTGGTCTTACCTTTGACCTTGATAGAGATACTGGATTGTATCAAAATGCATATGATCAGATAGGTGTTGCATTTGGAGATGGTGGTTTATATTGTACACGACTTGATAATGGTAACAGCAGTACATCATTATATGTAAATGCTGTTGATGATGTTGCTAATAATACTGATATAGTTTTTGCTCCAAAGGGTACTGGTGCTGTTAAAGTAACAGGTCAGTTCTTAATTGAGGATGGTTCTTTTGTATTGGAAGATACTCAAGGTCCGAGAGCAAGATTTGAGGTTGGTAATGTAGGAACTGGTAATAGTATTAGGATATTTACATTTCCAACTATTACTCAGGGTAGTGGTACTACTATAGTTGGTGATGATACTACTCAAACATTAACAAATAAGACTGTTCTTATTGATGAGGATAATTTTGTTCTTGTTGATGGCACAGAGGAAGCAATCTTCCAAATTAATTGGCCAACTACTTCAGGTACTAGGAGATCTTATTTCTTACCTGATGCTGGTGCTGTAACAACAGCAACAGAACCTACTGCTACTTCATCTACTTTACTTGATACTAAAACTGAGCAAACAGTCTTAAGTAAGACTTTGGTTAATCCAAGATTTGTTTCCAATGCAGATGTTGGTACGAGTTATGCTCAATTTTCTACTGGTGGTTTATCAGGTAATAGAACAATTACTATTCCTGACTTAAGTTTAACTTTAGTTGGAACGGATGCTACTCAGGTTTTAACTAACAAGAGTATCGGTGGATTGATACTTCAAGACACCACTGATGTAACTAAGAAACTTAATTTTAATCTTTCTAATCAGAACGCATTAACAAATACAAATTATCAGTTTCCAGCTACATCTCTACTAAATAATTCAGGTAACGTCACTACAACTTTAGTTGTTGAGTTAGCAGCTCAGGATCTAAAGAATAAGACAATTTTCTCTCCTACTATAAGGAGTGTAAATAATAACAACGGTTCTGCTGTTATTGAAGTGGATAACTTGACGGCAAATAGGATAATTAGATTCCCTGATGCTGACGCAACTCTTCTTTCTACGGAAAACGTTACTGTTGATGATGTTAACTTTGGTGCTGGTATTGGTGCAGCAAACTTAACTTCACGAACACGATTACAACAATTCTTTTACGCAGGTTTTTAATTAACAATGGCAGACCAAGGACTTTTAGCACAATCAAAACCAGGAGCAAATACCAACGTGCTTTTGTACGGTGCTGACACTGATAAATCAGCAAGTGCTGTATTAACTATCGCAAATGATGGAACAGGTTCAGCATATAAAGTTGGTATAAAAGACTATGACCAAAAATTAACTGTTGGTTCAGGTGCTCTTCTTCACGAAGGTGATGTAATTACTGGATATAAAGTAACAGTTAATAACGCTATGTCTGATGCTACTGGTTTAGTAGCAGGAAATGAGATAACAAGTGATGACAGTGAAAAGAGTTTCTTCTTTGAATCATTTATAGTACCTGATTATACAGAATATTTTGTTAAAGATATTTTACTTAGAGGAGTTACTACCGAATCAGTAACTGGTACGTTTACTGTTGGTGAAACAATAACTAAAGGTACTGGTAGTGATACAACAACAGCAGTTGTTTACAATGTAACTGGTACTATACTTAGTCTTGGACCTTCAACTATTAATGGATCTGGTGCAGAATTCGCTGATGGTGATTCTATAACTGCTTCTGGTGGTGGTACAGCAACTATATCTACTGGTGGTATTGCAACAGGTGTACAAACTTGGGTTTTCTCTGTTACAACTGCTGGCGGTACTTACAATTCTTACGAAACGGATAATTTACAACTCTTTGGGGATAGGATTTATAGATTTAATGTTGGTGATTCCTCTATGAGTGGTAGAGATTTTAAACTATCACTTGATATTAATGGTGAGTGGGGATTAGATGGTATTGCTGGTAATGTTGATGATGGTACAGAATATACCACTGGTAAGACTACGAGTGGTGCTGAAGGTGATGGTGCTAATGGTTATATTCAATATGACCTTAGTCAAAATACAACATTAACTGGATTACTTTACTTCTATGATGGAGGTACTGGTACTGCTGGTAATAATATTTACGGTGGTGCTACACGCAATATGAACATATCAACTAATTTTACATACCTTGATATGTTTGTTTATAATGTAAAAGGAACATGGACTAATGGTGCTGATACATTTACCGCAGCAGGTACAACATTTACTGTAACTGCTCAAGATGTTCAACCATATGGATATGTTCGTAGTTATAGTGGAACTGATCTTAAAGTAATTAAGGGTATTAATTCTCCTGATTTTGCTGGTAGTGATACCTTTAGAGATGCACCCAGACAATTAGCTGCAAATAGATCTACTGTTACTGTAAGTTCTGTTGATGTTGCAACTACTGCTCTTGAAGATGCAAGTTATCTTGTTAATGGTGTTGCTAATGGTAACAATGAAGTTGATAGAATAACTTCTATTGTTGTTGGACCAGGTGAGAGATTAATTGTTAATAGTACTACTGCTAATAACTCATTTAGTCTTATTGGATTTGAAGATGCTTCAACAGCATTATCAACTAGAGTATTTGGCGGTGCATAATACTGTCTAATAAATAACCATATAGGAATAGCGTATAAGTAATGTCACTAACTAGGTTAAAGAATATTATTACGTCCCGTACGGGACGTATTATCTACGTCAACCCTGACGATTTCGATGCGTCAGACGCTATTGATAATAGGGGTAACTCTGCATTGCGTCCTTTTAAGTCATTGCAACGTGCATTTCTTGAGGTGGCAAGGTTCTCATATAGAGTTGGTTTAAGTAATGACGAATTCGATGCATTTTCAATTTACTTATATCCTGCTACTTACGAGATTGATAACAGACCTGGTGATGTATTATATACAAACGTTGCTCCTATTGACGCTAATTCCAATTTAGATTTAACATCCCCTAATAATGTACTATACAAATACAACTCCGTTGAAGGTGGTGTCATTGTACCTAGAGGTTGTTCTGTTGTTGGTACTGACCTTAGAAGAACTAAAATAATTCCAAAGTATGTTCCTTATCCTACAACATACGCTGCTAAAGGTATAAACACAGAAGAGCAAGTACCTGCAAGAACCGCAATCTTCAAAGTAACTGGTGGTACTTATTTCTGGCAATTCTCATTCTTTGATGGGGCAGAAGAAGGTGTATATTTCAAACCTGATAGTGTAGAGACACTACCACCTAAGTATTCACATCATAGACTTACATGTTTTGAGTTTGCTGATGGTTTAAATCCATTATCATCTCTTATTTCAAAAGGATCTGTTCCTAATGCAGATTATTCTGCTGTTCCTAATATACTTTCAAGAACAGACTTAGACATATATTATCAGAAGATATCTAAAGCGTTTGCTACAATTCCTGATACTTCTGGAGATCCAGCAACTGACCAGATTCAGGCAAGGGTTGAGGAAAACAGAATTGTTGGTCCTATTTCTGATGAATATAGAGTCCTACAGATTACAAGAAACGGTCAAACTGCAACTGCTGTTACTGTTGATGAGTTCGATAACCCAAGAGATCATGGATTCTCTGTTGGTGTTAACATTAACATTTCTGGAGTTACAGGTTCAACTGGACCTCAGTCAGAACTAGACTCTGGAATATATAATGGTTCATTTACTGTAACGTCTGCATCTGGTAACGTATTTACTTACCAAATGTCAGCAGAACCTTCTGGTAATGCTGTTGGTTCAAACGTAACTGTTAAGACTGAGATTGATACAGTTGACTCTGCATCACCTTATGCTTTCAACCTATCCCTACGTTCTGTATGGGGTATGAATGGTATGCATGCAGATGGTGCTAAAGCAACTGGTTTCAAATCAATGGTTGTGGCACAGTTCACTGGACTATCACTACAGAAAGACGACAGAGCATTTGTAAGATATAATCAATCAACTGGTAATTATGATGTGGCAACATCTGGAGATGGTGCTCATTTAGATGGTTATGCAGAATATAGAAAGGATTGGGGTCATAGGCACATTGTTGCATCTAATGACGCATTTATTCAGGCGGTCTCGGTGTTCGCTGTTGGATACTATGCTCACTTCTCTGCTATTGGTGGTGCTGACATGTCCATTACCAACAGTAACAGTAACTTCGGTAACACTGCATTAAGATCTGCTGGATTTAAGAAGAAAGCATTTTCTAAAGATAAAGCAGGTTCATTAACTCATGTTATTCCACCTAAAGCACTTAATGTTATATCAACTACTGCTACTGGTGCAACTGGAAACACTACAATAACACTTGCCAATGATGGTTCTGTTAATGGATTAGTTCAAGGAATGTTAGCTCATGGTGAGGGTATTGCTACTGGTGCAACTGTTGGAAGTTTCAATACTAATACTAGAGTAGTTACTCTAAGTGCTGCTAATACTGCTCCTGTCACTGGTAATGTCATCTTTGGTGAAGAAACTACTGCTAACTGGACAAACGTTGATATTAGAAGAACTAAAACTATTAACTCCGCATTAGCAGGACAAGGTGGTACTCCAGGAACTAGGTTATATCTCTATGGTTATACTGTAGAGGCATCTCCACCAACAACAAGAGTACAGGGTTATACAGTTGGTGCTAGACAAGATGGTGTTGGAAATAGTGCAGTAGCAGATAAACTTAATTGTCTGTTGATTGCTAATGGTGCTTCTGAACCAACTGTTCATTCTGCAAGTATTACACCTTATGGTCCTAGTGTATCAGGTAAAGCTGCTGGTACTGATGGTTCTCCATTACAATATGACTCAGGAACATATACTATTAATGGTGTTCCCGATCAAGTTGGTGGTTGGTACTTAGCAGTTGATTCAACAAGTAATGAAATATATACAACACTTTCAACTAATAACGTTTATAATACTGTTAACTTCACTCCTACTACTTTCCTCAAGAGAATCCCAGATCCAAGAGATTTACAAGATAGAACTTGGAGAGTCCGTTATGTAATTGATAAGAATAAGAGTAATCCATTACCAAGAGATCCTCTATCTGGTTATGTAATGCAACCATTGAATAGTGATACAACATCATATTCATTATCTAAGTGTTTCTATGTGTATGATATTGAAGTAGTACAACCATTTGTTCGAGGTGTTGATGATGGTATCTATTACCTAACATTATTATGTGCTTCTATTGCACCTTCAACTTCTAACTTTAATGATAGATTCTTCTCCCAGAATGTTAATGAGGTATATCCTACATTTGACAGAGATAATCCTCTTGCTGACCCTGATGCTGCTGTATCAGTAGCAGATAATCAGATTATTGGATTAGTTAATGCAACTGATGGTGCAACTCCAACTCCTAATAAAGATCCTAAGTTATCAATTACTAAGGAAGGCATCGAATTCTTACTAACTGATACTGGATGGACACAACCAGGTACTACACCTAACTATGATTCAGTTAACAAGAGACTATCTAATATTGAATTAACTGCTCGTGCTGGTGATGAAGAAGGCAGAGCAATTATGATTCGACAGAATAATGATGGTACGGTAGCACCTATTAACGTAGAGTTTAGACGACACTCAATTCTAAGATCAGGTAATCATACGTTTGAATACCTTGGTTTTGGTCCAGGTAACTACTCAACTGCGTTCCCTCAAACTCAGGTTGAGACTCTATCACAAAACCAAGTTAGATTCTCACAAAGTATTAAAGAAGAAGCAGGAGTTGCTTTCTACTCTGGACTTAACTCAAATGGTGACCTATTCATTGGTAACCAAGTCATTAACCCTGTTACAGGTCAGATAACAAATGAAGATATTGCACAGTTGAATGTTATTGGTGAAGAGAATACAACTATTGAGACATTCTCTGAGTTGGTTCTTACTGATAAGATAACTGTTATTGGTGGAGCATCTAACCAGTTAGAATCTATATTCGCTGGTCCTGTTACATTCCAAGGTCTAGTTACATCTACTAAGAACTTACAATCCAAGAAGTTATCTTACTTCAACCAAGATGGTACAGTTATTAAGCAGACTCTACTAGCACCAGAAGCGTCTAATGGATTCCCTGACTTCTCTAATATTACTGACTATGATACACCTTCTGATGGTGATTTAGTTTATAATATTAACTGGACTCCAGGTAAATCACTTGGATGGATATATTATAGTCAGCAATGGAAAGAGTTTGGTTTAACAGATACAGGTCAAATTGAACTTCGAGACTTTGGTGGTGTTAAAAATATTGGTATTGGTGAAACTCCTCAACAAGATTACAGAGTTAGATGTACTGGTTCTGTAAGAATTGATGGTGACCTAGTTGTAACTGGTCGAGGTGGTGTTGCTGCTGATAAGTATATTACTAGATCTTATACTGGTGATGGCACGACTCTAACATTTGCACTTACCACATATGGTGGTGGTATTAAACACATGGCAAGTTCTGTATTAGTAACCTTAAATGGTGTTGCTCAAATAGCAGGTACTAACTATAGTGTTGATGCTAATGGTGCTAACATAGTATTCAATGCTGGTGATGCACCATTAACAACAGATACTATACATATTCTAGAATTACCTATCTAAATAATAATAGGATAAGGGGGAACTTATGGCAATTTCAAGAATTAGTGGAAATCAGATCTCCACTACAACAGAAGCAATTCTAACAACATTATCATTTATGAATACTAATAGTGTATTCAAATTACCTGTTGGTACTACAGCACAGAGACCTGTTGGTGTTACTGCTGGTACTTTAAGATATAATAGTGAGATAGATAACGCAGAAATATATGTTAATGACATTGGTGATGGTACTGCTGGATGGGCTCCAGTTGCAGGTGGTGGTCCTTCTATAGGTGAAGATAGTGTTATTAGATGTAATCCATCAACAATAGCAGAGAATTTAACAGTAGGACCAGTTGCAAATAATGATGCTAAGTACACCAATGGATTTACTGCTGGACCAATAACTATTCAAAGTGGTTATACAGTAACTATTGAAAACAATGCAGCATGGAGCGTAGTATAAATGCCAGGACGTCTTAATGTTGCTGACTTACAAGGTAAATCCCCTAACTTTAAAGTTCATTTAGAGAGTGATACTCTTTTAGAGATACATGGCGACTTAAGATTAAATAATCAATCATATGCACCTATTCCAGGTGGTCCTGATAATGAGAAACCATCAAATCCTCTTTATGGATCTTTATGGATGAATACATGGACAGGACAATTAGAATATTGGAAAGGTCCAGGTAAAGGTGGATGGCAATATATAAATCCAGGTTCTGCTGGTGCTAATACTGAATCTGGACAAGAAGCAGCACCACAACCAATTATTACCAGTCTTGCTGAGTGGAATAGTATGGCACAAGCAGGTATTCCCCATCTTGTGCAAACAGCACTTGGAGGACAAGAGATGGTTACTCCACAAACACAGCAAACTCAACAAGGTAGTAAAACTGTTCTTCCTCTTGGATCTATGGGAAGTATTAGTGGTACTAGTTTTCCTGGTAATAATAGTAACCAAACATGGAATAGAACATTAAATACAACATTTGTAGAGAACTTTCAAAAATTTGGTTATTTATTTTCAGGTCAACGATTAGCAATAGATGGTGTTTTAGGTCAAAGTGAGTCATGTTGTGACCCATATAGATATGAAAGTATGTTTGGTAGTACCTATACAAGTAATTGGGCAGAAATTAGAGGTAGTGCTCAAAGTAATTCATCACATAATCCTTATGAGATACAACTAAATAGTTTTTCTAGTAGTCAAAATGCTAGTTCCAATTTAATCTTACGCTATTCAACTGATGGTAGTGTGAATGGTGGTCAAGGTTTTTATACACATACACCTTCAGGATACTTATATTCATGATTTTTAATTATGGGGAAATTTCAAGATAAGATAAAACATCGTCTAGAGACATGTTATAATTGTGAGCATTTAATAGATTTTCCGATTGTTCACAAATACCTTAAAAATACTCATCAATGCACACAATGCGGATGTTTGATGGAAGTTAAAGCAAGAATACCTGGAATGAAATGTCCACTTGATAAGTGGTGACATAAATACATAGGATACCATTTAATATAAAATGACTGAACAAGCAAGATTGACAGTACAAAGTCTATCAGGTATAGGTACGACACTTGGTCAAGTTAGTGTTAGTGCTGGTCATACTTTAGAAATTGGTGGAGTAGTAGATTTAAGTAAGAATAGTGGTGCTTTTCAGTTGCCAGTTGGTAATAGTGGGCAAAGACCTTCTAATCCTAAAGCAGGTTATTTGAGATGGAATACTGATAATGATGCAGAAGGAAATGAGATAGGTGTGGAGTATTATGATGGTTATCAGTGGTATCAGTATGGTCAATTTACTGAGAGAGCAGGTACGACAAGTTCAGCAGCAGTATCATATAGTGCTGCTTTTGATGGTAGTGGTGATTACTTATTGGTTCCTAGTCCTAGTAATGGATGGAACTTTCAATCATCTGAAGATTGGACAGTAGAATTATGGATGAAAGATGGTGGTAGCACTCCTAGTGATGCTACTCTATTAGAATTCTATCAAAATAGTGGATCTCTTAGTAAATATAAACTTAGAAGAAATGGTGCTAGTTATATTTTTGAAGAGGGTACAACAGCATATTTAAGTCACTCTGGTGGTTGGAACGCTATTAATGATGGTAATTGGCATTATATTGTAATTGACTCTAGGACTACTGGTGGCACTACTTACTGGAAAATGCACCTTAATGGTAGTACAGTAGCAACACATACTTTTAATGGTACTCATCAAGCGGTTAAAGGAGATAGATTAACAGTTGGTGCTAATAAGAGTGGTGGTTCAGCGTTTCAAGGAAATATTTCTAACCTTCGTATAACAAATGCTTCTCTACAACCTACTCCATTACCAACACCAATATCTGCATTAACAACAACCAGTCAAGGTGCTACAACTGCAACTGTTGAACTTTTGATGTTAAGTCTTAATGCTGTTACACCATCAACTGCTGTAAGAACTCCTGGACAAATTGTCATTTATGGTAATGCTACTGCTTCAGAAGATAATCCTTTTGCTGCTGGTGGAGGTGGTGGTGTAGGTGAAGCAATATTTCATGCTGATGGACCAAATGCAACTAAACAATATTCATGGGATATTCCTGCTGGTGTTAGTAAGATCTCTGTAATCTCTGTTGGAGGTGGAGGAGGAGGTGAAGCAAACCATGATGGTGCTGGTGGTGGAGGTGGTGCATTAGCATATAAAAATGATATAGATGTAAGTGGTGAAAGTACGCTAACTGTTTTTGTTGGTGGTGGTGGAATGGCACAAGGTTGGGGTTCTTATGGACCTAATGGTGGTAATAGTTATGTTCAAGTTGCTGGTTCAAACCATGCGTATGCTGGTGGTGGAACAGGTGGTAAAGGTAATTATAGTAGTGGATGTCACAATATTCCTGGTGGATCATTTTCACAGTCAACTGGTGGAGGTAATGGAGGAAACTCATCACACTATAGTGGATGTCGTCAAGCAGGTGGAGGTGCTGGAGGATATAGTGGCGGTGGTGGAGGAGGTTCAGGTAGAGTAGGAAATCGTCAATATAGTGGTTGTACTTCACAAGATGGTCAAGCAGGTGGTGGTGGAGGAGGTGCTTCCTGTAATGGTTCATCTAATTACTATTCCAATGGTGGAGGTGGAACTGGTATATATGGACAAGGTTCTAATGGTCAAAGAGGTGGACCTGGAGGAAACTCATATCCCAATAACTCCACTGATTTCTGTGGTAAGGGAGGTTCTACAGCACACAATACTGGATTTAGAGGATATGCTGTTAACTCTAGTAACAGTACCTTCTCAGGTACAGGTTCAGGATATAATAGATATCATCCATCATATAACTCATATAATAACTACACTTGTCCTGATGGAGGATTTCCTGGTGGAGGAGGTGGAGGTGGAAACTCTGGTCATGCCTATGGTATGGGTGGACATGGAGTTGTGAGGATTATCTATGGTCAAATAGATGGTGCTGATAGAGCATTTCCTTCAACTGGTGTAGACCTTTCTACTGAATATGATGCTAATTATACAGTAGAAGAAAATGGTACACAGAAGATGTACTAACGTATAAATAACAATATAAAGGAGCAAACTGAAGAATGAGTACCTTAAACGTAGACACTATTAATGGGCAGGATTTACACGCAACAGGAATTGTTTCTGCTGGTAGTGCATTAAAAGCACCTAATTATGCCGATTCTGGTAAACCTTCTAGTGCTGACCCAGGAACAGTTATATACAACACAACTGGAACTGATGTTGAGGTGTGGAAAGGAAGTTCTTGGTTAAGTCTGGGTGCTGGTAATATGAGAACGTGGACAACAGAAACACGTCCATCATCTCCTTCAGTTGCACAGTTTGGTTTTAATACTACTACATCACAGGCAGAAATATTCAACGGTTCAGATTGGTTACTATTTGGTTCATCTGCTGAAGGTGCTTCTGCTGCTCTATTTGATTTCAATAGTTTTACCTTTAAGTCTATTGTAGGTAGAGGGTCATATTCAGGACCATCATCTTCACAGATGCAAAGTGAGTATGGAAGTGAACCTTGGAATGATGGTACATATTTTAAGCAAGGTGCTTCTCAAGGTTATCAAAAGTGGACTGTTCCTGAAGATGGTAATTATGAGATAGAGTGTGGTGGTGCTAGAGGTGGTAGAGATTTAGGTGGAGGTCAATATGATTTCTGGGGTGCTGTTATTAAAGGAACTTTCGCATTAACCAAAGAAACAGAATTGGAAATGGTTGTTGGTGTTGGTGGTAACCAATACTATTCACCTCATAGAAATTCATGTGGTGGAGGTGGAGGTACATTTGTTAAGAACGCTACTACAAACCAACAGTTGATTATCGCTGGAGGTGGCGGTGGATCTATGGGTGGTGGATATGGTTGGGGTTGCGGAAGACCAACAGGACACTCTTACGGTAGATCTGGAGAGTACGGTGGTCGTTTAAGTTGTTATTGTCAACCATCACAACCATCACCAGGTAACGGTGGTAGTAGATGTGGTCCCCACGTTGGTGGTGCTGGAGGAGGTTAT